TTTATTCGTGCGTTCGAATTATTGCAGACAGCATCTCCACACTTCCAGTCGACACATACCTCCGATACAACGGAACACGACAACCACTACGACCACGACCACAATGGCTAGACACGCCAGAGTCTGGAGTGAGCAGAATCGAACACTTCCAGCAAGTGCTCATTTCTTTGATGTTGAACGGAAACTCATTTACAAGAATTCTGCGCGACGACCAGGGCATCGCTGCACTTGTTGTACTGAACCCAGAGAAAGTGCAATGCAGCCGCGACCAGGCAACACGCCGCCCGATTTACGTTTACGACAACCGCGACGTCATCCAAGCAGCAGACATGATCCACATCACCGAGATGAGACTGCCGGGCGACTTGCGCGGACGTTCACGCATTGACCTCATCAAAGAAAACCTGGGCCTCGCACGCGCACTCGAAGAATTCGCAGCTCGCTTCTTCGGACAAGGCAGCAGCGCATCAGGAATAATCGAATTCCCTGGCAACCTTTCACGCGAACAAGCCAAAGACCTAGTCGACGGCTTCGAAGAAGGCCATCGCGGACTACGCCGCTCCCACAGACCAGGCATCCTCTTTGGAGGCGCACGTTTTACCAAAACAACCGTCGACAACGACGCCGCCCAATTCTTAGAGTCGCGCCGTTTCGCAGTAGAAGAAATAGCCCGCATCTTCCGCGTGCCCCCATCGATGCTCGGAGTGACCACGCCAGGAGCGATGAGCTACGCCAGCGTCGAAATGAACTCGATCGCATTTGTCCAGCACACGCTACGCCCATACATCGAAAAAATCGAGGAAGGCTACAGCCGGCTCCTTGACGGGCGAGCCTTTATGAAATTCAACGTGGACGGCTTGCTTCGAGGCGACCAGGCATCGCGATATACGGCGTTCAGCACAGGCATCCAGTCGGGCTTTCTTTCGATCAACGACATCCATAGGCTCGAAGACATGCCGCCAGTTGAAGGAGGCGACGCATATCGCGTGCCACTTGCCAACGTGGACATCAACGCAGCAAACCTCGCAGAGATTGATCGCAAGTCGATAATTGCGCAACGCCTCATCCTTTCAGGTTTTGATCCAGCAGCCGTCCTCGCATCGCTTGGACTTCCAGCAGTCGCACACACAGGCGTCCCATCATCAGGCCTGCAACCACTCGCAAGCGTGAACCCAGCAGACCCGCAAGCCGCATACGACGTGAAACAGTAGGAAGACGATGCCAATTCAAACAGGACAAGTGAGCGTAGGAACAACAGCGACGCGGATACTTGGAACAAGCGGGAACTTCGGACACGTCATCCTGCAGAATAACGACAACACAGACGCCGTTTACATTGGCGGCACAGGCGTAACAACCAGCACAGGACTAGCGCTACAGAAACTAGATCACCACGACTTCGACGTCACACCCGCGACAGAACTCTACGCCGTTTCGAGCAAGAGCGGACATATTCTCTCCTACATGCTGCAGCAACTCTGATGCCGTACTTCATCACAGACAAAGCGGACGGATGCGAAGGCTGGGCCACAACTAAGGAGGACGGCGAAGTGATCGGATGCCACGCAACGAAGCAGGACGCGATAGACCAGATGGTAGCTGTTTCAGTAGCAGAAGATATGGCGCCAGGCGGAGAACGCGCAATCGAACTGAACCTGCCGGCATATATTCAAGCAGCAGCCAAACGAGGACTTGAATACTACGGCGAAGGATTAGGCGGCGACGGACTCGTAGAACGCACCATTCGAGAAGCACGCGAAATGGCAGCAGGCAACATCAATGAAGACAAAGTAATACGCGCAAACGCATGGGGCCAAAGACACCTCGTTGATTTGGACGCAACAAAAAACTCAAATGCAGACGACAAGGAATACCCAGGAGCAGGAGCCGTCGCCTTTTGCCTTTGGGGAATAAACCCACTTGACCCCAAACCAGCGATGGACTGGTTCAGCAGCAAAGCAGAAGCCATCAAGAACGAGGCAAGCCAACGCAACAGCGAAGCAGAGGACGTCGTCATCGTTGACGTTGATGGAACGCTCATCGCAGGCGGACGAGGCATCCAGAAAAATGTTGATTATGTGAACGCCTTATACGACAGCAACTTCATCTACATCGTTACAGGTAGAAGCGAAACAGAACAAGCAACCACCATCCAGGAACTAGATGCCGCTGGCGTCAAATACGACGATATCAAATTCAACGACGACATGAGCGTGGCGACACCTGAATACAAAAAACAAACGGCTGCAGCCATTCAAGAAGAAGCAACAATCATCCTTGCCATTGACAACGACTCGGCAGCTCGAAGCGCATACAGGTCGCTCGGCATAAAAACCCTAGACCCCAAAAACATCAAACCAGAAACACCAACACGCTCGTTCACATTCTGGCGCAAGCAAAGCGCCCCCTTTGCTACGCTAGAACCCATGGCTGAACAGGTCGAGACACGACGCGTAACATTCAACGACTTCGAACTACGCGCAGCAACACAAGGCAACGGAATGACCTTTACTGGTTACGCCGCCGTCTTCAACAGCAACAGCGAACCGCTCCCATTCATCGAACGCATCGCACCTGGCGCATTTGCGAAAAGCCTCAAAGCCCGCAACAACATCCGCATGTACATGAACCACGACTCCAGCATGCTGCTCGCAACCACACGTGGCAAAACCCTCCGACTTCAAGAAGACAGCAAAGGCCTGCTCGTTGAAGCAGACCTGCCAGATACCACCGTCGGGCGCGACCTTTCAGTACTCATGCAACGCAAAGACGTCGACTCAATGAGCTTCGGTTTCACCGTCCCACAAGGCGGAGACAAATGGAGCAACGACGGAATGCAACGCGAACTCACCCAAATCAAGCTCTTCGAAGTTTCAGTGGTAACAGGCTTCCCAGCATACGCAGCAACAAGCGCAGCCGTCCGATCATTGGACGCATTGGCAACACGCACAGGCATCGACGCAGACCAACTCGCAGCAGCAATCAACACACTCGAAGCAGGGCAAACATTGAGCGCAGACCACGCTGCAGTCATTCGTGAGACAGTGGCAAAACTTGAGCCACAACAAGAAGCAGCACCATCACGCGTGGGCCTCATGGCTAAGCACCTTGACCTGCTAAAAGATTTCGCTTAGTCTTTTACAACCACATCGGATGAGCGGAGCCGCCTTCGATGTTGCTGATCGCGGAGCCGCGTCAGGTTAGAAAACCATCCTGCGTATCCCAATCACCAACATCACCCTGAAAAGGGAAAAGGAACAACCATCATCATGAAGGAATACATCGACCGTCAAGTCGAAATTCGTAACCGCGCATGGAACGAAGCAAAGTCGATCCTTGACAAAGCAGCAGCAGAAAAGCGTGACCTTTCAGCAGAGGAAGAACAGACTTACAGTCGCATCTCCAAAGAGCTCGAAGACCGCGCAGCAACCATCGCAAAACTCCGTGAAGACGAATCACGCGAACTACGCATGGACGCAGCAACCCGCGAAATCGCAGACCAGGTACGCCCAATGTCGGCAGCCCCAGTCGCAGATGACATCGCACACATCCGCTCACTCGTAATGAATGAAAAGCGCACTCATCACTTTGAGCGCCGCGACGTTATGAAGTCAAGCACTGGCTCCCCAGTTCCAACTTCGTTCTACGACCAAGTGATTATGAAGGCACGCCTCATCGCGCCAGTACTTCAGACATCAACCGTCTTGAACACCACAGGTGGCGAGAACCTTCAAATCCCATCGTTGTCAACTTATTCAGTAGGCACAGTGACAGGCGAAGGCTCAGCAATTGGCGAAAGCGATCCAGTATTCAACTCGTTCATCACACTCGGCGCATACAAGTACAGCTTCCTCGTGCAGTTGTCGAACGAACTGCTCGAAGACAGCGGCGTCGACATTCTTGGCTTCATGGCAGACCAAGTCGGTAACGCACTCGGCTACGCAGTCGGCTCAGCATTGACCGTTGGAACTGGCACAGACATGCCAAAGGGAATCGTTGCGGCGTCCTCAGTGGGCGGCACAGCAGGAACCGCTACAGCGTTCACAGCAGACAACCTCATCGACTTGCTCTACTCTTTGGATGGCGGCGCACGCAACCTCCCAGGCGTCGGCTGGATGATGAACGGCAAAGCAGTCGGACAAGTTCGCAAGTTGAAGGACACGGCAGGTAACTACGTGTTCCAACCGAGCCTCGCAATGGACAGCCCAGACATGCTTCTTGGCAAACCAATCTACGAGAACCCATCGATGGTCGACGTTGCAACAGGAACCAAGAGCGTGATCGTTGGTCACCTACCTTCGTACTACGTGCGAACCGTAGGCGGCTTGCGATTGGATCGAAGCGACGACTTCGCATTCAACGCAAACTTGGTGACCTTCCGCGCAACATTCCGCGTGGACGGCAACCTGCCACAAACATCACACATCAAGCACCTGCTCCAGCCGTAATTAGCTGACAGATGCGAGCGCTGCCGCAAGGCGGCTAAATTTGAGGGCGACGCGAACACGCAGGGCGCGTCGCCCTCATTTATTTACCTGCGACCTGCGAAGGAGACAAAGGTGGGCAATGCGCGTAATCATCCAGAACACAATGGTCGAACTACCAGACCTCGAAGCGCAGCTCCTGCTGCACCGAGGAATAGCACACCTACCGGAACAAGCAGACGAACCAATGCAGACGCGATACGAATCCTCTGGTATTCCAACGCGCCCTTCGCGCCAACAGGCTACGGCACGCAAACCGCGCAAGCAGTCCCCAGGCTCATCGAAGAAGGCCACGAAGTAGCCATCCACGCGATGTACGGCATCGAAGGCGTCGCCTCGATGTGGACCGGCATCAAGTTATACCCACGAGGAATGGCGCCTTACAGCGACGACATTCTTACAGCGCTCTGGATGGATTGGTCAAACGGCAACCAGGAACTCCCCGCGCTACTGATGACACTTTTCGATGTTTGGGTATTGAAATCCCCATCGATAAACCAGATAACAAACATCGCCTCCTGGGTACCAATCGACCACGCCCCATGCCCAAGCGAAGTCGTCGACTGGTGCAAACGAGCCAACGTGAAGCCGATAGCCATGTCGCAATTCGGACAACGCATGCTTGAAGCAGAAGGAGTCGAGGCGTTCTACGCGCCACACGGAATCGACGCAACATTCAAACCAACACCAACGTGGAGCAACGGGCAACGCGAATGGACAGGACGCGAACTCATGCAAATACCAGAGGATAAATTCGTGGTCATGATGAACGCAGCCAACAAAGGACAGAACCCGTCCCGCAAATCATTCGGAGAAAACCTGCTGGCGTTCGGCATTTTCGCAGAGACAAGACCAGACGCGATCCTCTACCTGCACACAGAACGCGACGGAGCGATGGGCGGCATTAACCTCGTGCCACTTTTGGAGGCCTGCGGAATTCAACCTCACCAATACAAAATCGTCGACCAATACTCCTACCGCGCAGGCTTCCCACAAGGCGCACTCGCAGCGATGTACACAGCAGCAGACGTGCTCCTTGCCTGCAGCATGGGCGAAGGCTTCGGAATTCCAGTGATCGAAGCACAAGCCTGCGGAACACAAGTCATCGTTTCAGACTTCACAGCGCAACCCGAACTCGTCGGAGCAGGCTGGGCCGTCGACGTTCAACCATTCTGGGACGCCCATCAAAAATCATGGTTCTGCACACCACAAGTGCCGTCCATTCTCGAAGCCTTAAA